CGTACCACGGTCTCATGTCCTCGGAGATGGCGCGCAGTGCGGAATCTCGTGCTGCGACCGCCCTTTCCGAATCGTGAGCCGGTTCGCCGGTGAGATACGGCTGTTTATCCAACCCCGCCGCAATATATTCGGCAAGGAATGCCTCAACTTGGGCTCTCTTGAACCCGCCGGGGTTAGTCCCCATAGGGGTCTTAGGAGTAGGCACCAAGGCGAGGACATTCCTCAAGGGGTCTCTACTGCTCATGCCTTTGAGGGCTCTAGGGCCTATCAAAGATATCATGGGCAGCAAGGTTGAGTGGTTTATAGGAGACCACTTCAACTTAAGCTCGTATCCCTGCGATTCTATGAATCGCCCGGCGAACTCCCCTAAACGGCCTCGGAGCGATTTCGGCTCGGAGATCTCAACACCCAAAAGGGATGTTATAACCTCCTTATACCTCCTCGCTAATCCTTCATCCGCAATCACTATATCATCACCAAGTATGACATAGGGCGCTTCAGAAGGATTCCCTGGCCACAGTGCACGAACTAGTGCATGATGTGTCAGGGCAAAGGCGGCGAAGGAAGCAACCACACCAAGTGGCTGCCCGACTCGCCATTGTACTCGAGAGGTCCCTGCATTCGGATAACCGACTGCAGCCGGGATTCTCGCAAGGACACAAAACGTGTCCACCCACATCCTCATATTAGGGGTGTGGGACAGTGCTCTTAACACCGTCCTCGTCAGCCCTAACGGGAAGCGATCGGTAGCGGAAGAAAGATCAAATGAGAAGACCTCACGACCTTCCTTCAACCACCACATCACATGCCTCGCGCCTTCCTCCTGACGATGAGTGTAGTCTTGTGGGAGCTTCCGGAGCGCGTTGTACAAATGACGCGCCCATGGCTCTAACAGATACTGCACCCATGCGGGAGGCGCCAGGAAGAACCTGGCCTTCCCGTCCCTCTGCACGCGACAGAACACTCTGCCGATGCATCCGAACGGTGTAGGCGGTCGCCCTGGGAGCTCCACAGGAAGCCATGGTATTTGCCGTAAGGCAAATGGCCATTCTTCCGGGAGCAAACCCCAGCGCTCCCTCACCCTAGTCAGAGTTTTCGAATCAGCAACGAGCTCTTGCCATTCTAGCGACAAGCCCCCGTTACCGTCGTCACTCCTTAGGGCTAGAGGATTTCTTACCGGAACAAAATCCGGTAATCGTATCTCAGGGAGGCAGTCTTCAACCCGCCTCTTAGAGATACGTCCCCAGGGAATTGACCAGTTCCATGCCGTAGTTGGCATGCCTGAAGTCAACTCCCCTTCTGAGGGCTTCGAGACCGCTTTCTCGAACTTCTCTACATCCTCTTTAAGAGGTGTAGAGGACTTCACGTCGAAGAGCGTGAAGATTCTCCACAGCTGTACCAACTGGGAGAATCTCGAGAAAGACCCTTCCTTCGCAATTCTCTCAGCATACTTCAAGTAAGTATGTGAGATCCATTGCGGAGGGACAACTGGCTCTCCAGCCCGAAGTTTCAGCAACCACTCAACGACGGATTTACATCGTTGAG